GGGTCATTGCTGTCCGTTTCTCAACATCTGGCCCCTCACCGACCAGCCCCCCGCCATAGGTGACTTCGCGCTGGCGTCCACCAATATCTACCGTCCCGACCTTGCCGTTGGCGTAATCACTGAACCCGGTTGCGGCCTTGACCGTTTCCCAGCCCCCAATCTGTTCAAGACCAAGGGCGGCACGTTGATTGTTGGTCCAGTCGAGGTTATTGAGCCCGACTGCGGCCTTACCAATCCCGGCTGCCAAACCGACAGGCCCCGGCGCAAACGATGCAATGCGCGCCAGCGTCGAGACCGCTGGGTTGACGTCAATGTACTGGGCATTGTCCGAGAACGGATCAGGTTCTGGCGTGAAGCCGCCTTCGTTACCATCACCGCCTTCACCTCCCCCCTCACCAGGCGGAGTAACAGGATCATCTGACGGCGGCGAATAGTCATCAGAGATCTGAACCTCAGTCGGCTGCACCCCGCGGGAATAGAAGCCAACGGCAGTATTGCTGCCGCCCCCTCGACGGATTGCGCCCGGCTTTTCATAGATGTTTTCTTCTTCATCAGATGTTGCCATCTTACTCATCCTCATCGTTACGGCGGAGCTGCCAGTCAAAGGTGACGCTATCCCCGGTTCCGGGGGCAACGGATACATGCACGGTGAAATCTTCGGTGGTTTTTTCGACCGTCACGGGAACGAACGCTTCGAACTCTGGGGTTCCATCAAATTCAACAGCCGTGATGTTAATGTTGTAGGTCGCGTTGGGCTGTTCTTCGTCAAAGGTCACAGTTTCGGATGTCGCGGTTCCGGTAATCGTGAACTGGCCAAACGTTCTGATAATATCCCGGTTGGCGATGGATCGATTGTTGGCAGCGGTTGCCAGTGATTTTGCATCATTGGCGGTTTGCTGTGCGGTTGCTGGTGTTGCGGTTGCCGGATCGATAACATTCTGCACAGCATCCGTTGCACTTAGACCGTTTGAAGGGTCAAGCTGCCCGATAATCCGCTGGAACGCGGAATAGAATTGCAGCAACCATTCGACCATGGCCTTTAGATTTCGGTCAATGTCACCCTCAATCCGTGGCGGACCCGGTATCGAAACAAGGTTTGATGTGACGCTTTCAGTTTCTTTAGTGGTTTTTTCATCTGCCATCGATCACCACTCCACCGGCATCAAGTCGGCATCAAAGCCCATGACTGTCACAGAGCAATCACTAAGGATTTCCCATTCGAACTGGGCATGTTCGCCGATCCCAAACCCCCCGAAGCAGATGTTGGTGGTGCTGTTTCCCTTGAAACCAAGGCTGCGTTCGGCCCAATTTGACCAGACCTGATCATCGAGCTTGCAGCGCAACCGTATTTTTGGGTCTACGGTATAGGTACCAACACCACGGACAACCTTGAGACGGGTATCTGTTATTTCAAAAGGTGCATCCCCGAAATGCGCGGTGCGCCCTAGCATGCGTTGCGGAACTGATGCGTTCATGAAGGCATCAGGCGTCATCTCATAGATCACCCCGCTGCCGCCACACAGAACCCGGTCATAGGCCTCGCAGATCGATTTGACAGGATACGCCGCAGGAAGTGCCAGACCTCTGTCCCAGCCATAGAGTGTTGACCAGCGACGGCGGCGGATATCAAACAGGAATGTTAGTCCTTTTGTTCCATACGGGTTATCTGCATCAGGGATTTGCAGAACAATGAACCGTTGCCCACTGATCTCGAAACGCTGTGCCCATGCCGATTGCCAGTCCTGTTCGCTGATGCCGCTTAAGACACGCGCGATATCACTAGATACCGGTTCAGAGTTTTGCAGAGAAAGCCGCACAAACTCTGATTTCGAATTGACACAGAAGACGGCGCCATCCTCAAACACCATCGAATATGGTGCGATCACACCTTCATCAACGGTCCAGCGACGGTAAAACGGGGTGCTGCCTTCAAGCCTTGAATACTGTTCGACAGATGATGGCCCGGCAACAAGCAGTTCCCGGTAAGGCGTCACGATCAATGCGGTGACATGATCTGGTTTGCTGTCCGCACTAAAGACATCCAGCGGGTCCCATTCACGCGATGCACCAAAATTGGCATGCGCGAACCGGCCGCTATCCTTCTCATTCGCCAAAAGGATGCTATCGATATACGCAACATGCGTTGCATCCGGCGCATCCGGGCTCAGTATCTGGGTCTTCGCACCATCGCACCGGATGATGTCACCGCCTGATGCGATCACAATTTCATCATTGGTTTGCGTGAAGACCGGACGATAGGCCCCGCGTAACGGCGCAACGGTCAAATCCTCGAAATTACCTTCACGGTCGATCCGATAGACCCGACCACCGCTGACGGCATAGGTGTCATTGGTTTCGGTGTGCCGGTGCATATAGACCGGCTCTGACCCGGGAAGGTTCGCAAAAACCTTGAGGCCGGGAAATCGTTTATGACTCCCGGCCTCATTGATGTATGCGTTTTCAATGGCTGCAAAAGCGTTCCTGAGTTCGATTTCATCGACATTCTGAAACAGCTTTGTGCCGATATCGATAGGCGTCCAGGTCATGTCGTCACCACGTTCATGTGGCATGTCCACTCAATGATCGTTGATGCCGCCCCTGTGACCTGAAGTCTGATTTCCCCTTGGTTGGCGTTAAGGGCTACGGCCCAACCGGCGACATCTTCGACATCGGCATGCAGGGATACCTGCGATCCTTTAATCGTGACGATCTGCTCAACAAGGCTGCCATTGACAACGGCCTCCCCACCTTCGGGATCAGAGATCGTTTCATTGTTCAGGAAGATGCCGCGAATATCGGAAAGCTCGATATAGCCTGAGCCGCCACTATCACTTTGACCGACGTTCCGCGCAGTTGCCCCGGATGTTTCCCCGGTTACGATCTGGCCAATCGTGAAATCCTCGGTCTGCCCGTCGAAATTAAGCCGTGCCGGATTGCGCAGGAACGCCGCTGAAACATGGTAGACACCGATGTTTTTGCCGTTCTGCTGCTTTGCCAAAATCTTGCCTTCGACATAAGCAACCTGCCCCGGTTCCAGCGGATAGGCCCATGCCTCGGTGGCAACAGCATCAGACGTAACCCCGGATGAACCACCTTCCGACGTCGATGCCCGCGCGATCTTGACGGAATCACCGGTCAACTCGACATCGGCATCCTCAACGCAATCGCGCAGCGTGATCAGGCGTTCAGGCAGCGACATATCGAACGTGACACCCTTGATGTCGATACGATCAAAAATGATATCCCGGCATTCACCATCAAAGGTGCAACTGCCTTCTGACATCATTCCATCGATCAGGCGGATCGAACGAACCTTGTTATCTGTCTTGCTGTCGTCGTCATCATCTTCAACATTGATGTTGTTATCGGTGCCACCGGACCACTGGCAGTTCACAAACCGCAGGAACCGTGCACCTTTGACATGAGCCGCATCACCGGCATTATCGATGAAGGTCAACGCCTCGAAATGACAATGCTCGACAACTGCATCGATATAGGAAAGATCAATGCCGGTGGTCGTACAGTTGCGGATTACGCCACCGCGCCAAACCATTTGCGTAAGGCTTGAACCATCACCATCACCCGGCGCATCGGTGTCGCCGTGAAGTTTTACGCCAACGGCACAGCCATCTAACGAGACTTGATTGAAACGTGTCCGCAATGCCCCGTGGAAATGAACGCCGGTTTCAAACCGCTTGATCTTGACATCAGACAGATCGATATCACTTAAGGCCTTGGCGTAAATCGCGGTGCTATCCGGAACGGCGGTAAGACCATCAACGGTGATGTCCTTGAGCCCGGCGCCATCACCGGTCATCGTGATTGTTCTGTCACCAACACTTGATTGTAGAACGGTGATATCCCGCCCTTGCCCGACCAGACGCACCGATCCCGGCACTTCAAGGGTGTTGTATTTGATCGTTCCGGCCGGAAGGATGACATCACCACCACCTTGCGCCGCCGATGCACCAATAGCCGACGTGATCGTTGTCGTATTGACAGCAGCATCACCGCCGATGGTTCCATAGTTATTGGCAAAGATGACCCGCTTCATTGCATCCGACAAAACGATTGCAGGGGTCTCGTCATCGATCTTGAAGGTTGCCGCAGATGCGTCTTCACCAGATAGCGTCGTCAGCGGTTGGCGTGTTACGCCGGTCGAATTGATGTCGTTGATACTCAAATAATATGAGACAAAGACATATATCGGATACGGGAACTTTCCGTTGCCATCACCATCGGCAATCAACGTGATCGGGTTGGAAACAGGATTTGTCCCTGCTTCATCCGAATAGATCGCGGCTGCGGCATCGGTTCCGGCATCGCGCACCAATACCGTATCGCCTCCGGCCCCTGCGCGCCAGACGTCATACTCATCAATTCTCATTCCGGAATCTCCTGCAAGCGGACAGATGAAGATACAGTGCCACCAAGTATCGGTCCTCCGGCACTTGATGAGTTCAAGTACACCGTTGAGGCGGCAGCCGAAGTTTTCATGAGCCGAACCGACACAGTAAACTCGTCTGCCGTCGGCGCTGGAAATCTCTTTAAACCTTCAAGATTTGAAAAGTAGGAGTCCGTAGGAATATAAGCAGTCCTGCTGAAAATAGCATCCGTTTCCCCGTCTACGAAAACCGCAAATGTCACATTTGCTCCTGCCGAGACATTAACTTGAAGACTTATAAGTGCTTCAATTATTGCGCCTATTTTGCTAGGGGTGAAATCAACACTAAAGACCTCGACACCATCTGTAATTTCCGGCGTATTTGCGTGAACAACAGCAGTTGCGGTCGAAACAGAATCTGCCCTCTCTGAATAAACTGAGCCGGTCGCTGCATCAAACTGCTGTTTTGTTATCGGATGCAGATCACTTGTTGCATCGCCTTTTAGCTCAATATCACCAGTCATCGTTCCGCCAGAAAGGCTTAATTTTGCTGCATCCTTGGTGTCGATCTGGTCCTTGGAGTACGTATTGTTGAGATTGATGAGAGCCCAATTAATATCGGTGGTTTCGAGCGTCCCGCCCTGATCGGCTGTACAGTTCCAAGAGGTGTCGGCATTGGTAGAGCCTTCCTCGACAGAGACTGATGCCGACGGGATTTCCAACCAGTCATCCAGATCAAAGGTTCGCGACCATGCTGATGCGCTGACCTGATAGATACCGTTCTCGCTGGCATCCGACTGGTTCTTGACCAAGCAGCGATCACCGGCTGTCAATGCGATGGTGTCAATGGTTTGCTCGCCTGACAAGGTGATATCAGCCGTTGTCGCGGCCTTGACGCTGTTCTTCCACTTGATTCCCGCTGCGGCTGCTTGTGCCGTTGTGGCTGCCGTCTGAGCATCATCACGCGCCGTTTCAATTTCTTCAAAACTGGCATAAGTCGCTTCAATCGCATCTGCTGCCGCATCGGCTCGATCCGCATCGGCCTCAACATTCCGGATGATCCCGGTGGTGTGTGAAGGTTGCCCCTCGGAGGTCACAACCGCGATCACCGGGTCTTCGTGATAGACCGGGTTCTGAAGTATCCCCCGGCTGCCAAGGCGCTGCGGGTTTTCGACCTGCGCGCTGCCGGTTGAACCTGCATAAAGCGGTGCCAGCGTTTCGGTGCGTGCACCATCTTCGACGGTATAAAAAGCAACAGTCGCGTTGATGTAAGCCGGATTATACAGGCTGAAGTCACGGATATAGGAACGGGGCATCTGTTTTTACATCCAATGAGGTCTAGCGGTCGGTGCGCGGTTGGTACGGTTGCGCTGCATCGCGGATTCAATTCTTTCAAAGTGCGATGCCGCGACACGGGAAAATTCTGATGTGGTCTGCGTTGGTAACCGTTTGATCGTTCCATCACCCAAGTACCGGGCCAGCGAATAGATCGCCCAGATGTTCCACATCGGCGGCAACTGGTTATATTTGCCGTCTTCGTCTTCTGGGCTGTTCGCGGCATAGCACTGAGCGCGCAACCTGATCTGATAATCCGCAGCAACGGTTTCAGTCGGGATATGATCGATATGAAGGGTCCGTAAGCCGACCTGATCGGCAAACACCTTGCAAGGGTCGCCTTCGGTTCGCGCGGTACTGGTAACTTCACGATCCCAGTCTTCACGGGTCACGAGGTCGAGTCCGCGCACAGTTCCCAATGAGGTATGAACCAGCCACGCATCAAGCGGGAAAATCACCCCAGCCGGATAGACATCGGCAAGTGGATAAGAGGTCTGTCCCTCAACCAGCGTGATATCAAGGGTCTGCTCACGCAGGAAAGGAAGGCCGAGAACGCCCGCCTCGTCGAGAATCATCCCAAACCATTCCAATGCAAGTTGGAGATGTTCTGGTCTGGCTTCACGGTCATTGATGCTGAACACACCAATCTTGCGCAAGGCTTCCTCGGCGATCTGGCGGGCGGTTTTCAACGGCATCTGATTAATCCCCGGCCGCGCCGTTTACGATGTCATCGTCATCGACATCGGGATCAGGATCGTCATCATCGTCGATAAGAGAAGCCAGGTCTTCTTCTTCGCCCTCGTCGTCTTCTTCGCGAGATGATTTCTTTTTCGCGCTGATGCCATCAGATGCACGAAGGGCTTCAACCTTTTCGGACTTCTTCATGCCATCGGTATCAATACCGGCCATCTTGCAGCGATCTTCGACGGCACCGTCGACCAGCTCACTGTAGAGTGCGATGGTCTGACCTGGCTCAAGGCGGATACCACCGCTGGCATCTTTCTCGGTCGCCTTAACCGGAAACACGAACGGCTTATTGCCGACCGCATCTACCGTGAATTTGAAACCGGAATTATTAAAGAACTTGGCAAGCTTGATCGGCACTTCGCCGGGTTCTTTGTGCCCGCAATTGACGACAGTATCGACGCCGTTGTCTTGCGGAATGAGGTGTTGACGGGCTGGGCGCCCCGGCTTTGCGGCCAAGTCCCAGACATAAAGCTTATCGGGCAACGACATCAAAATTCTCCTGCAGGTTTGATTTAAAAAGGCCCAAATGAAAATCGATCAAAGAAAAAGCCGGGGCACATGACCCCGGCTCAAGTTGGTTACTGCGGCAAATTAGCCCAGCAACACCGGCAAATTGATCACACCAGATGCCGTATCTGGCGAACCAGACAGGGTGTAGGTGATGGCCTTGCCTGCGCTGACGTGGCCTTCAGGGGCGGCATCACCGGCATTGCCAGTATCCTGCACCTTGAGCAGATTGCCCAAAGTAACCGCACCATTGGCAAGCGTACCTTTGACGAGGCCAGCCGTTGTCAGGGAGATGCCATCAAGGAAGCCATCGGCATCACCGCTGTCGCCACTGTCGGTACCGACATCGATTGTAATGCCGGAATCAGCGGCACCAACGGTCACGGTCGGGTTCGGAAGGATCAGACCGTTGGTCGGTTCAACAAAACCACTATCAGTTTCGCTGCTGGCATCGTCGTAATGGAACGGGATGCGCAGCATCGAATGACGTGCATTCTGATCGATGCGGATTTCGCTCGGCCCGGACGGGGTGATATCAGTGGCAACCACACCATGACCGGTTGGTGACTGCATATAGATATCGACATCAACACCAAGATCGACATCGACTTCGCAATTCAGCTTACCGTTGGTCAGCGACACCACAGAAACCGTGGCATCGTTCTGATACATCGTCAGCTTCTTCGTGCTACCAGCCGCACAGATCACAGCAAAACCGCCAGCAGCCATGATGGCTTTACCGGTCAGATGATCCGCAAGCTGGATAGAAAGGGCTTTCTTAGCCATTTCAATTCTCCATCGTGTTCAGAAAAAAGAAAAACAACGCACCGGGGATCGATGCGTTGTTGCCGGATCAAGCCGCCTGCGCTGCCGCTGCGGTATAGATCGTGATCGTGCCGAAGTCCTGCTTGCTATCGTCTTCCGACGTTTTCAGAACAGGTTTGGCAAGGCCGAACATGCGACCGACACTGACACCGCGCTTGTTGCCGTAATCGGTGTTGTCGCTTTCGTTCCAGAACACCTTGTCAATGGTGGCCATGCCAAGGGCCTGCGCACCAATCAACTGAGCCTGCGCCCCGTCGATAAGCCCACCGGCACCCCATTTGGAGGCAGACGCCATGCCAAGGGTGTTGCAGACCTTGTTGTGCTCATAGATGAACACACCATCGACGACGGCAGATTCCCCGGTGAACATCGGGTTCTTCGGCCCCCGGCTGCCAGCGTTCTGAACGGCAGAACGATAATCGGCGTCCATCTTGAGGTCGCGGAACTGTTCCGTCGACATCATCCCCCC